CTAGTATAGCAAAGCCCATCTGCCAATTCGCGCTTCCATAGCGTATATAAGAGGCTTTTTTTCTATCCATAAGATTACCTACCTCAACACCATATAAGGGTCTGTAATGGCTTCCTATGGCTTCTGTATAGGCACTCATGCCTAGTCTATGGCTGTGTCCTGCTATGACCGATTTGCCCCATTTTTTAGCAAGGTTAAGGGCTGTGATGCCTGCATGTTGGCTCATGTTGCCCTCATCGCCATGCGCTAATACCCAGCCAGGGTAAAACTCATAAGCTGTGCGATAGTAGTCAATGCCCATAGATGCAAAGTCCATGAACTTAGGATATTGCAGCTCTGGTAAACCGATAAGGCCAGGTGCTTTAAGTAATGTGTTGTATAAACGATCAGTATGGTTAGATCTAATTACCGAGGCGACTTTACTATATTCTGTAAGATCCCAAAGAATGTTTTGACAAGCTGCACGATCATCGTTAAGGGTCTGACTATAAGCCAAAGGTGTGCCATCAGCCCACTTGCTAATTGTTTGAAAGTCAATCTCATCGCCAACACATAAAACCTCGTCAAACTTCTCACGTCTTGCAAGTTTAATGACGTTCTTGACTGCCTGCTCATGATGAAAGGGAACTTGTAAATCTGATATTACTAGCCAACGCTTAATCGTTATCTTCTTCTGTAGGATCTATACTAGGTATGATGCCGCCATCACCAATAACCCAGTCTGGCATAGTTGCTCTATCTGATACAAAATACAAGCTACAGCTCTCACTAAAGCCAGCCTTACGTGCAGCCTTGTAGATCTCATTCATAGCAATATAGTGTTGTTCTAGCTTAGATAAAGGGTCAGGTGATTTACGCACCACGCGCTTATTTATCTTCTTACGCTTACGCCTTGTATCAGCCATAGGATTATTGTCGCTTAACTATTAGAGAATACAGATCATCAACACGCTGCTCTAACCTAGTTAACTGATCCTTCATGCTAGTACCAGAGTTAGGCTTTAATTCTACTAAATAAGATTTAATAAGAAAGCGCAGAACCACTAATAAACTTGTACATACGGCGCATACGCCAACGGCTAATGCGACCCACTCGCCAGGTGTCATGCTTCATCTGCACCGAGGCCATAAGCATCATCGGATTTATCTAGAGCCCTAGCTGCTGGGCCTGCAAGTGCGGCCACTACTACTGATATAACTGGATCTAGTCCTAGCTCATTACTGGCTAAGAATGTTAAGAATGATACTAATACGCCACGTGCGTAGGACTTTAGTATTGCTAATTGCTTTTTACTTATTTTCATATGTTACCCCCTAGTAGTGGTATATCAAACGGCTTGCTATTTTTATCGCCTAACTTTGTAAAGCTGATATGTATGTGTTTTATGTGTTTATTAAATCCCTTGTACTTACGCCACTTAAAATTAAGTATTCTGCTAGCGATCATGCCATTATGGATTACGTAAGATATGCGCTTATCGGCTTTACCACAGATTCTGATTTGGTCAGCCAAATATAGCGAGATCCCCTCGGATGAATCCAAGCGAGAATCCACATCAATGGCTCGTACACACCCATCTGCGTCTGGATTATGATCCGATTTTCTGGCGGAATGACGAGCATCACCCACCCACCCATCAGAGGTAGTGCGACGATCTGGGTACCAGGTATCAATTTGATCTCTTAATTGTGTACCAGCAGCGCATAGCCAGGGTTTCATTAGAATAGAAGTAGAGCGGCTTCCTCAGCAGTAATGCCAAGTTTGTCTAATAGTGCAGCCTTAGCCACAGCCCTATCTTTAGCAACTACTTCTGCTGCTTTGCGATCTGCCTCGGCAGCCTTTTGTGCAGCTACTTGATCTGCTATCTCTTCTGCAGTTAATTCAACCTCGGTAGTTATACCTGTTGAACAATCTACTATTACTTTATGTGGCATGTTTTCTCCTTTTGTTAAGCGTTGGATATTCCGTATAGATAAAATGATGAGCCTGTTACAAAGTTATTACCATTACCATCAATATCAATTCTTGAAATAGCCGAAGTTGTGTTATTTAACCCAGCAACTACATCAATATAAGCGGTAGTTGTATTATTTTCTTGAACACCAAAAGATGAAAATGGTTTTACAGCAGTTGTATTTGTATAAGAAGGAATATAAATCTCAGCATTACCGAAGGTATTTGAAGTACCAGTAGCCGCGCTTGCCCTGAAAACTAATACAGGCGCACTAGGGAAACCGCTAGTAACAGATGCGCCGTCACCTTCCATAAAAGTTGCAGAAGTATCAGGACTAGAATTATTAAAAAATATCTTTATTGCACTTTGAGTTGCTGCCGCATCTGTCCTCGTTGAACATCTTAAAACCAAGTCTGTAAAAGTTGCGGTAATAGATGAGAAGGTAACACTTGCCGCACTTGATGATAAAACATTTGAACTGATTAAAGTATAGGTTGCCATAGTTACGCCTTTAGTATTCCGTAGAGTGTTGCTGAAGTTCCTGTGCCAAAGTTATTAACTATTGTGCCAATAAGTATAGAAGTAATTGCGGCAGTATTGCGCCATAGATACACGCTGTATTCTGTTGCACCCGAACCATTGCGATCATTTGCCATAGTTGCTAAGGAAGTTTTAAAAGTTGATCCAGCGTAAGACAGTAAATCTATTGTCCAAAGTTGCGGAAAACTAACATTTGATCCTGATGATGCAAGAGTGTTATATGTTTGCGAAACTTCTCTACTGCTTTGGGCGCTTGACCCATCACCATAAATATACGTTGAACTGTAATTTGTACCTGTATCGGAATTAAGTTGGATATAGGCAATATTGTTTCCAGTTACCGAAGTATTAACTATAACAAGTCTAAGGTCGGTATAAGTGCCAGTAATAGATGAGAAGGTAATAGATGCAGTTGAACTTGTAATAGTAGTTGATGCAATTTTCTCGTATGTGGTTGCCATATTATCCTTTGATTCCGTAAAGGGCGAAGGTTGAATTTGCTACAAAGCCTGAACCTGATGCATAAATAAGAATACTTGTAATTGCGTTAGTAGTCGTAATTAAAGCAGAAGTTAAACTTACGCCATATAAATTACTTGTATTGTTTACATTGCTACCAGAAAATACTCTTACAGTTTTATTTTTTGTAGTTGATGCGTAATCTATTAAATCAAATATTCCTGCCCCAAACATACTGGTAGTACCAGTTGATGATGCAGGTTCTCCTTGAGGAGTTTGAAAAAAAGCCTGAGATGCAAGTCCAGCAGCAGTTGCCGCACTTCCATTACCTCTAATTCTGTGATACGCATAATTTGTGCCAGCAAGACCATTTAATTGGAATTGAATACCATCATCAGCCGCAGTTGTGCCAGTATCTTTTGCTATCCACCTAATTTGTAGATGAGAATATGTGCCTGGAATAGAAGTAAAGTTGAAAGTAGTTTCACCACCAGTAGCCGTAAAACTAGCAATAGATTCGTATGAACTGGTAGCGGCTACGACACCGCTTGAGAAACTGCCAATAGTTAAATTAAGCAATTCCACCCACTACATACCATGCGTTAGTACCTGTCTTAATACATACAGCTGTTTTGTATTGTGCAAGGGTCGGTGATGCAGCTACTGCGCCTGCACTTAATATTGTGGTAGTGCCAGGTGTTACTGCGCTAATTGTTACAGCGCCAACACCAATATTTAATACTGTTATTGCTGTGCCAGTTGCATACGCAACAGCAGCATCAGTAGGTAACTTAAATGCTACAGCTGTGGCTTTGTTCATTATCTGCAATACCTGATATTGATCTGCTAGTACACTTGTGTAATCTACTGTGTTTGCAGCACCTACTGTAAATGCAGTCAAGCCATTAAACATAGCACTGGTGAGTACATCACCTGTTGTTGCTGGAAATCCTGTTGCCATTTGTTACTCCTTAGTAAGATAAGACGCTGGTATCTAAAATCGCATAATTTACGTTGCCAATTATAAACCCATCAATCACACTTTCCAACGTTTGGAAGGTAGTTTTCC